ACCAAATTTGCAACCAGCTAAGAGACAATGAACGGCTGGTAATATATGTGCATAATTTATCTTATGAGTTCACGTTTTTATCTGGAATATATCATTTCAAACCCGAGGAAGTTTTTGCAGTAGATAAACGCGCTATTTTAAAGTGCATAATGTTTAATAAGCTAGAGTTTAGGTGTTCTTACAGGCTTTCTAATATGTCATTATTGGAATTTACAAAGGCTGAGAATGTAGAGCACCGCAAATATAGCGAAAAATACGATTTTGATTATAATACTATTCGTTATCCATGGACGCAATTAGATTCCGATGAATTATTATATTGTCAAAATGACGTTCTGGGATTGGTTGAAGCTGTGTATAGTCGGTTGAAAAATTACAATGATACTTTATATACAATACCATTGACTAGCACCGGGTATGTTAGAAGAGAAGTCAAAAAAGCAATGCGCGGTGTAAATCGCGTATGGCTTAGGGAAATTATGCCAGGGTATGAGGTTTACAAAGCATTGCGGGAAGCATTCAGGGGAGGCAATACCCATGCAAACCGTTATTATGTGGGAAATATTGTTGAAAATGTTAAAACTATGGACCTAGAAAGTGCATATCCAGCGGCACAAGCGTGCTTTAAATTTCCTATGTCCCCATTCAAACCAGTAGAAGAAAAGTATATTTCATATGATAGATTAACCGATTTATTAAACAAAGGAAAGGCGTTGCTCATGCGTGTTGCCTTTTATGATTTCAAATTAAAAAGTAAATACTGGGGCTTTCCTTATTTAGCAAAGGCGAAATGCAGGGAATGCGTGGGGACTATAGAAGATAATGGCAGATTATTACAAGGCCAATATATTGAAACTACCATAACCGATATTGATTTAAAAATTATTATTGATGAATACGATATTAAAGATATGTTATTTATAGATTGTTATTATTCCAATTATGATTATTTGCCTGATTGTTATCTTGAATTACTTAAAGTATGGTACACAAAGAAAACAGAGCTAAAGGGTGACGATGCGCACGAATACGAATATAGCAGATTAAAAGCGCTATTAAATTCTATATATGGCATGACTGCACAGGATCCAGTAAAGGAAAGTAATTTGTATATTGATGTGGAAGCTTTTGACAGCATAGAAGCGGTTCAAGAATATATAGGGAATAATATTGAAGATTTGGATTTATTTGTTATTGATAACCGTAAAAGCGCGGAAGAATTACTTGATGAACATAATAAAAGGGCGTTTCTGCCTTATCAATGGGGCGTATGGACAACGTGCTATTGTAGGTTAATGCTTGAAACGGGCTTGAAACTGGCGGGAGATAATGCTATTTATTGTGATACAGATTCAGTTAAATATTTAGGTACTGTTGATTTTACAGACTACAACTCAAAGCAGAAAGCGATAGCAAAGGAAAAAGGATTTTCTGCAATAGATAACGCTGGAAATCGTCATTATATAGGGATGTTTACGCCTGATAAGGATTACACTAGGTTTATAACCTGGGGTGCTAAAAAATACGCCTTTACTTATATTAAAGATGTAAAAGAAAAAATAGGTGTGACAATTTCGGGTGTCAATAAAAAGCTAGGAGGTGAAGAGCTAGAAGAGCATGGAGGTTTAAACGCGCTTTTAAATAGTGGGGACGGCCCTTCCTTTACCTTTGTAAAGGCGGGAGGTACTGAAAGCGTATACAATGACTTTCCAGAGATAAAAGAAATAGAAGCAGAGGGGCGTATAATACCTATAACGCGGAATGTAGTGATTAAAGATTCAACCTATCAGCTAGGAATAATTCCCGAATATAATAGACTATTACAGGATTGTCATTTATTGCTTAAATGTCTTGACATGGATTGAAATATAATATATTATGTATTTAATACTTAACTTATAAGGAGTGTGCGCAATGTTAAACAATGTTACTTTTGTTGGACGTATTACAGCAGATCCGGAGCTTCGCAATACGCAAGTAGGGAAACCAGTAGTTTCCTGCAATATTGCAGTACAGAATAACAAAGAAGACACGGTTTTTATTTCAACTGTTTTCTGGAACAAGCTGGCTGAAACGCTGTCTAAGTATTGCAAAAAAGGCAGCTTGATTTCCGTTCAAGGCTTTCTTAAAAATGATAAATATAAAGATGTGCAAATTTTGCGCGTGGTAGCAGTTCAATTTCACATGCTAGAGCCTAAAAAAGATAATAATCAAGACCTACCTTTCTAAAGTATTCAGAGCGAAAAAACAGCCGTCCGGCTGTTTTTTTTGCATTACAGGAGTGTTAAGAATGAAAACAGAATGGTTATATACACCGGACGAATGGCTGAATGTTCCAGAAATTGTAAAGCGCTGTGAAGCGCAGGGCATTACCTTTATTTATATAGTGGGAGGACGTGGAACTGGTAAAACGTATGGAGTTTTTGATTATGTTCTAACCAATAATATAGGCTTTACATATTTAAGGCGTACACAATTAGCCTTTGATACTATATTAACTGACGAATTAAATCCATTTAATCAATACAATGCGGACCACAACATAAATATAATAATGAAAAAAAACACTAAGGTATCAGCGGGTATATTTTATGGTGTTGAGCAAGACGAGGTTATAAAACCAAGTGGCAAGGCTATTGGAGTAGCTGGGGCCTTGACAACCTTTTCTAAATTGCGCGGCCTTAGCGGTGAATGGATGAAACTATTCTTTTATGATGAATTTATACCAGAACGACACGAGAAAAAAATAAAAGGTGAAGCTGCTGCTTTTTTTAATGCTTATGAAACAATAAACCGTAACCGTGAGTTTAAAGGTCAAAAGCCTTTACTAGCAATAGTAGCGAGCAATAGCGAAGATATAGGCTGTAGCTTATTTTTAGAGCTAGGCTTGATTAAACATTTTATGAATATGGAGAAAAAAGGCATTGAGGTTAAATTTATGCCAGAACGTAAAATCTGTTTAATTGATTTGCGTTATTCTGAAATCAGCCGTAAGAAAAAAGAACAGGCCTTATATATTCAAACCAAGGGTACCCGCTTTTATGACATGTCTATTGGTAATAAATTCGACTATAATACAGGAAGTAAAATTGAATCACATTCTCTAAAGGGCTATAACGCTATAGCGGCGATTGGAGAAATTACTATTTATGCAAATAGAAAGGGCGACTATTACATATCACACCATAAGTCGGGAAATCCTGAAACGTTCACAACTGACGACATAGGTATAGCAAGATTTAAAAGCCACTATATTCATTTATGGATGGATTACATGGATAATCTGATAACCTTTGAAGATGAAGCCTGTGAAATCGCATTTCAAAAATATTTTGATTGACAAATAGTTATATTGGAAGTATTATATACTTATGGTATACCTAACAAACCGGCCAATGTGCAGGCCTCGGAAGGGCGCGCCGGTACAGTTCAACGCACACTAGGAACTTGATTGTTTAGGGCCATAACAAAGAAAGGGGGTGAAGTGATGACTTGTGCAAGCTTCATTCCTTTTCTTGTTGTTATAGTATTTATTATCTTAGATATTATAACCGGATTAGTAAAAGCCTTTTATAACAACTCGTATTCATCAAGTGAAATGCGCAAGGGAGGCCTTCGGAAAATTGGGATTTTCCTAGCCGTTGTATTGTGTTATATTGTTGAGGTGTGCTTACCTTATTTAAATATTACAATTAATATTCCAATAACCGTTATAGCGGCGGTGTACCTTGTATTTATGGAAATAACTAGCATTATTGAAAATCTCAGCGCATTAAATCCTAATATTAAGGATTTTCTGGAAAGCATTATAAACAAAATAAAGGGAGGTTCTAAAGATGAAAGTAAATGATATTGTTGAGCTATGCAAAGCGGGCTTCAAAGCTGACCAGATTTTACAGCTTGTTGCCGCAGAGCATAACGAAGGGCAGGGCGCGCCTGCTGCGCCTGCTGCGCCTGCTGCGCCTGCTGCGCCTGCTGCGCCTGCTGTCGATAACTCAGCTATTGAATCAAAGGCGCTTGACCAAATTAACGCAACGCTAAAATCTTTAACTAGCGCAATTCATGCAAATAATATTCAAACCGTCGGCGGTGATTATCCTAAAGACCAGAGTGTTGATGATATTATAACCGCCGCAATCATTAACCCACCTAGTAAAGCGTAATAGCTTTACAATTAACGAATATATAAGGAGTGATCACGAATGAGTGTTAATCAGCTAACAGTAAATCAAGCTGCAACTGTTTTTAATGAAATTGTACATCAGGCAACAGGTCAAACGAATTTGAAGGTTACAGACACCTCGTCATTTGTTGCAGCGGCAACAACAGTTTTGCTCACTGGATATGATAAGTTATTGACCGCGATGTCACAGGTATTGACCCGTACAATTTTTAGCATTAGACCGTATAATGCTAAATTTGCAGGACTTAGAGCGAGTCCGGAACGGTTCGGCAATCATACACGTAAAGTAAATTACCTTGATGATGATTTTGAGGATTCGCCCGCCTTTGAATTACAGCAGGGGCAATCTATTGACATGTACACCGTCAATAAGCCGCGCGTAGTTCAAACTAATTTCTATGGTTTTAACACATATGCCAAGCATAAAACCTTTTACGACAATCAACTTGACATGGCTTTAAGAAATCCTGAAGAGTGGGCACAATTCTTCAATGGTGTTATGGTTAACATTAACAGCCAGATTGAACAGGTGCATGAAAACGTAGCAAGGGCTACTATTGCGAACTTTATCGGTGGTGTTAATGTTGCTAATCCTTCATGTGTTGTTCATCTGCTCACAGAATATAATACGTTAACCGGTCAAGAATTAACAGTGAATGATATTTATAAATCAGACAACTTTATCGCGTTTGTGCGCTGGCTATATGCCAGGATTGAGGTTTTCAGTAATCGTCTGACGGAACGCACTCAGCTATGGCATGTTAACATTGTCGGTAATGAAGTTAAGCGGCATACCCCTAAAAATAAACAAAAGGTTTACTTGTTCAACGATTTCATGAGCCAGGCGCGCACAATGGTGCTGTCTGATTTGTTCCAGCGCGATAGCATGAAAATGGTTGACTATGAAGGGGTTAACTTCTGGCAGGCTATAGATTCGCCTGACAGCATTGATGTGACGCCTGTATATACAAATGCAGAGGATGGCGCACTTGTCACTGGTGCAGAACAAAAAATTAATAAAGTTCTAGGAGTTATTTTCGACGAAGAAGCAATAGGATTCATTCCTAAAAATCAAGCTATGGGCGCAACGCCGCATAATGTCGCGGGGCGTTATACTAATCTATGGTGGCATTGGGACGAATGCTATTATAATGATTTCACGGAAAACGGCATTGTTCTTCTTCTGGACTAACCCGAAGCCCCGTTTATTCGGGGCTTTTTTAGGAGGTGCAAGCGTTGGAATGTTATCTTTATACATTTTCTAAAAAACAGAATAGCACAAAAATACCAACTAATGGCACATTATTTGATATTAATTTTCTAAGTCCTACAGACATGCTAAATCCTAACATAGAATTAATTCTTGATTCTGAACCTTACGCCTATAATTACGCATATATTTGGCGTACTCATCGCTATTATTTTGTTTCAAACTGGACATGGGACGCAGGGCGCTGGATTGCTTCGCTGTCTGTTGACGTTTTGGCAAGCTGGAGGACTGAAATAGGAAAACAAGATATTTATGTTTTGCGTGCATATTCTGGAGCTAACCACTATATAAAAGATCCTTATTATCCGATTACTAATAAGATTACTGTTGATAATCAAGCTACTGATGATCTGTGGACATTATCACAAATAGGCTTTCCATTAAATAATGGTACTTTTGTTATAGGATTGGTTTCTGATAGTGGAATCCCTACATATTATATGGCTGATTATTCAAGGTTAACTAGGTTTATAGACTTTATTTACTCTGATGAATTTTTAAGAACCGTATCAGATGGATGGTCGCAGTTTGATCAAAGTTGGAAAACTCGTTTTAATCCTATTGATTATATCACATCCATTATATGGTTGCCATTAACTCAATCAATAATTATGGATACACCAGCAAGAATAGGGTACTGGGACGCGATAGCATTAGGTGCTATGGTTGGTACTGAGTTCATGCGTACAGTAACGTTTTCATTACCAGACCATCCGCAATCTACACCACGAACATATTTAAATTATGAACCCTATAGCAACTATTCTATATATGTCCCAAGGGTTGGCATAATTCAATTACCATCTGATTTAGCGCGACAAGGTAATAACACTTTAACTGTGCGTATTGATGGGGTTACAGGCAGGGGTGTTATTACAATAACATCTAATGCTGGGACTTATTATAAAGAATCTTGTACTATTGGAGTACCTATACCATTGTCAGGAGTTAGACAAGCCGGCCTAGATTCAATACTTTTAACAACCTCATTACTGCCGATGGTTGCTAATTTAGCAACGGGCAATATTGCAGGTGCTGGACTATCCGCAGTATCAGCTTCATATAATATAAGTCAGCGAATAACGCCGCAATCCTCAAGTATTGGAGGTTCTGGAATTATTGATGAAGGAAATGCTTGCATAGTAAATTCTGTTTTTAGACATATAACATCAACATCAATTCCAGATTTAGGCTCTCCAGTCTATGCAGCTAGAACCATTAATAATATGAGTGGTTTTATTATGGGTTATCATCCTGATATTGAAATCCCATGCACTGATATTGAACTGAAATCTATTAGAAATTATATAGAAGGTGGTTTTTTCTATGAATGATATATATAGGCAAGGTGCACCTTATGATTATAATCATATCAACATTTATAACAGTGAGATTTCACCCTCTACAGTACATAGCCAAAACGCGGCTTTAACGGGCTATTTTAGGCGTTATTTACTACAGAAGGCTATGAGTACCTTTAAATGGAAATTTCCTGAATTTTGGGCCGAAAATTACCTTTTATACTGCCTTTATTGTTGGGGCAGCTTTACTATTTTCAATACTGATAAATTCGGAGTTATTGCGAACGGGTGCACACTGGGCGGCTATAATGTATTTTATCAACCCTTGTTTTGCGTGGTGGCTAATCCGCTTTTAAAAGGCTCCAGGAAGCTGATTATTGATAAGCAATGTACTTTAATTTATATGCAGCCTGATTATGGCGGTATTATGGATTTAGTCAATTATTATGCTGAATTGATGGCAATTACCAGTGAAGCGCTATCGTTAAATATGTTCAATAGTAAACTAACCTACGCATTCGCTGCTAGAAATAAGAGTACAGCAGAAAGCTTCAAAAAAATGCTCGATATGGTTAACCGTGGCGATAGCGCCGTATTTTATGATAATAAGCTAGTCAATAATCAAGGGGATCCTTTGTTTCAGTATTTTCAATCAGACCTAAATAAAAATTATATCGCAAGTGATATTCTGGTAGACCTTCAGAAAATAGAGAATCAATTTGCGCAAGACATAGGTTTGCCAAATGCCAACACCGAAAAGAAGGAAAGGCAAATTGTTGACGAGGTTAATGCGAATAATGTGGAAACATTTACACGCTGCGATATGTGGCTAAAAACATTAAAAAAACAATGCGAGAAAGCTAACAATATGTTTCAAGCTGATTTGATTTCTGTTGATTGGCGTGTAAATCCTTTAGAAAATGGGGGAGGTGTTATGAGTGAAAGCCTGGCTGTCAATTCTAGGCCTGTATAACTATGATGATTCAATTTTTGATAAATTCGTAGTGCCGACAGGCATGGATAAAGAACTAATTATTAATAACATTTTACTAGAGCTTGCAGAGCTTGAGGTCATATACCCTGAACCTAACACTATGAAGAACGCTATTGGCTTCTGGTCACAAGGCCAGCTTGATAGCTGGCAAAGAATGTATGACGCTATGCAATTAGAATATGACCCTATTTATAATTATGACCGATTCGAGGAGTGGCTAGATTCTAATCAATCACATTCTAACTCAACCGGTACCAGTAACGGCACATCAAAACATCAGGTGAATGCATTCAATAAAGGCCTTTCAGACAGCGACAATAATATAGTAGATAATACAAATACTGATAATTCAAATGGTTCTTCGATAGGCGCACATAATGGGCATATGTATGGAAACATAGGGGTGACTACAAGTCAAGATATGCTCCTTAGCGAGGTCAACGTCTCTAAATTCATAGTACAGGATTATATAATTGAACAGTTTAAAGACCGGTTTTGTCTTTTAGTTTATTAGTGAAAGGATGATTATAATGGCTTTTGAACAATTTCCATATAGCAATTTCCACGACCTAAACCTTGATTGGATTATTAGTGAAGTAAAAAAGGCAATTGAAGGTTTTAAAGCACTTTCCGACAAAACAGATGATTTTGAAACAACTTTAAATAATGCGCTTGAATATATCAATAATTATTTTAAAAATCTTGATGTTCAAGAAGAAATTAATAATAAATTAGAAGAAATGAAAGAGAACGGCGAACTTGCTGATATTATCGCGGCGTTCCTTAAAGCGCCTAATTATTACTTATCTGTTCAATCCATGGTTGCTGACACCTCTATTACAAATAATTCAGTAGCAATCACAGCATCCTATAATACAGCTGCTAATGATGGAAGCTGTCTATATTGGATTCACACGCCTAAAGCTTATAATTTTGAAATAGCCCTGTCTAATAATTTGTATGCATACCCGTGCCCAATGGGCATCCCTACTGTTCGGGAATTTGGCGCAACATCAAATAATGACATTGAAACACCATTAAAAAACTTAATTAATTATAGTACTACTACAAACAACCCTTGTGATATTAGTGGACCGTATCGACTAAAAAACCCACAATACATAAACAAAAAATATCTAGCTAATTATAATTTAACATCAGATGCTGGCGTTGTATATACTAAAAATATTGATATAAACACTAATGGCTATGACTATATTCAAAGTGATTCTCGTATAACATCGAATATTCAGGGCGGATGTGTCGTTGACATTAATTATACGGGGAATAGTAACCAATATGTTACGTTATCAGCAGAACATCAAGTAATACTTTATAATAAAGATTTTAAGGTTGAGGCGGTAACCACAGGGCCGGATATGTTGGGACATGGTAACGATATTACATTTAATGGATATACTTCAACTTACTACGTTGCACCTATGACCGATAACGGAACCATTTGCACATCGAATAGTTACA